TCTCCAGGGACAGCAGCTCATCCTGAATGGCGCCCAGATCAATGCAGTCCGTACCCTGGCCGCACGTCGGGCAGTGACCCGCCAGCCCCAGCTGCTCGCGACCGCGCAAGCTTGCTTGATCAAGGCGCAACGCTACCTGCTGGCCGTGCAGGCGCATATGATGGCTCTGCGCTTCAGCACTCATGGCACGCCGAGTCTCGTCCAGGGCGCGAATCTCAGCCCCAAGCCTCGCCACCTCCGCTGCCCAATCCAAAGTCGTGTTGGCTGCAATCGGCTGCACCGGGCACTGGGGCATCGATCGGTCACGCTCCAGTAGAAAGGCCTGGTGCGCCAGCTTCTCTGCCAGGGCAGCAGCATTTGCAGCCTGATCGGCTGCCTTGTGCTCCACCAGCAGAGTCGTGACGATCGCCTTTGCTGCCTCTTGCGCCTCGTCGAAGACCTCCAGACCCAGCAGGCGCTCAATCAGCGCCTTGCGCTCCATGTCCGTGGCCCGCGTAAAGAGGTCCGCGTCCTGGCTCGAGAACACATGCGTCTTGCGCCAAGTCGCAAGCTCACCCACGTAGGCCTCCAGAGCCTTCTGTGCCTTGCCTGTCGTCTCGTACGTGGGCGCAGACAGAAGCTGCGCTGCCACTGGATGCCACTCTAGCGACTTGGCTCCTGCCTTGTTCGCCTTGCGCGTAGCCGCCACAGCGTCCGACTGCACCTGCACCGAGCCCGCGACGAGCAACTGCCAAGGCTCCTCATCCCGCAGCGACTTGCCCCAGAAAGCCTGGGCCACCGCCTCGATGAGCGAGCTTTTGCCGGAGCCGTTCTTGCCCTGAATGACCACAAGCCCGCGCTCGGGGAGGATCACTGTTGTGTCCTCGTGGTTCGTGAAATGCGCGAGCCTCAGTTCTCGGATATGCACGTTTTCTCCACAAGCAGCTCGCGCAGAAACATGAGCACTTTCTCCGCGTTTTCCGCATAAAGCTCGCAGTTGATGAGAAGCATTCCCCCGTTCTCGCGCTCACACCATTCGCCCATCGTCGGCGCATGCTCGACCTGCACCTGCTCATCACTCAACGAGGATTTCAGAACGTAATGCGTGCTAGGCGTAGGCTCGTACACATCGTAGGCCCGGTCTGCATGCAACTTGTTGATCAGCTTCTCCGCATCGTCACTCATCGTGCCCCTCCCAAACCAAGCAGCGCGCGACAATCCCGCAGTACCTCTGCCCGATCCACGTCCACCGGCAGATTGATCTTGCTCACAAAAGTAAAAAGCGCGTCAGACAGCGTAGTGCTGGATCGCGCGGCGGCAGCTGCCGTCTGCGCCTTCTCACGCAGAGCATCCTTGTTGATGCGTACCTCGCCCAGCAAGCCAGAGGCCTTCAACGCTTGCACCGCGCCGGCAGCCTGAGCGGGCTGCGCTGTCCAGCGCACGCGCAGCTCATTGTGAACGCCAGCCTCAAGCCTTGCATCATCCAGCTCCGCCTCGCTGGTGACGTTCACAAACCTCGGCCCAGGCACCTCGACGCAAACCACCTTGTTTGTCTCTGAGTCGTAGATCAGCACCGAACCGTAGTCATCCAGACCCGGATTGTCCCAGCCAGTGGGCACCAACGCGCCGATCTGCGCCACCAAAGGCTGGCCTGCGCCCCCCTCCCACACCACCCGGCCATGCCAGTTGCCCGCAAACGCGGCGTCGATGCTGTGCAGCCGGCACTGCGACACCATCAGGTCAAGGGACACCGCGTCGTGCGCCTGCGCTACCCAATGGAAATGCGGCTGAGCCCTGATGTGCGTGTCGTGGATCCCGACGTGGCACGCCAAAACCCTACGCCTGCCGTACGCTGCAGCCCCGCCAGAGCTGCCCGATTGGCTGGCAAGGCTCGCGACCGGGGCAAGGCTCGCAAGCCTTGCGAGAGCCGCAGGGATGGCCTCCGTAGACGAACCCGCCAAGTACGGCAGCACCCACAGCTCGATGTCGTCGAAGAGCATGATGCGCGGTTCGTCCACAACCTCGAAGCTGTCCACGTAAGCCAGCGGGGCCATCGCGTGATCTCCACGCGCGTCAGATACCTGGTCGTGGTTGCCTACGAGCAAGATCGCCTGCACTCGTTGCAGCGCCCCAGCAACCGCCGCTATGAGCTGCGGCTCAGGCTTGGCAGTGTCGAACAGATCGCCCGCCACTACCATGTGCGCCGCGCCCTGATGGTCCGCCACATGCGCGGCTGTGTAGAGCGCATGTGCAATGCCCACCGCGCGCGCGTTGAGCCCAGCTGATACTGGACCACCACCAACCCGGTGGTTGTGCATATGCACGTCAGCAATGAACGCAATCTTCACTTGATCCTCAGTTGTCGAAGAAGCACAAGAACCTGATCTTGTCGTACGGCAAACGCTGTTGCTCCGCTACGTCGCGCAGCGCAGCACGAAAATCCGTGAACTCCTTACACCGCTGCGCGACTGACACTGGCTTCACGGGGATCCGGCCAAACACCCGCGTCAAGGTCGTGGCAACTGCGCCACCTATGCCGTTGCTAGCAAGCTCGGCCGCGAGCACGTCCATCTCTGGTACAGGCAGCTCCCGCATACCTTGGACCGAGCTGCGCATGGTGTACGCCAAATCAGGATCAGCTACACGCCGACAGCTAGCCCAGTCAGCCAACGGTACAGGCACGTACTCCACAATTTGCTGCTGCCAGTCGTAGGCCTCAAGCACCTCCAACGTAAAGGCTGTGTGCCCGTGACCATCCGACGCCCAGTCATTGCGTAGCGCCTGCGTCTCAGCCGTTATGTCATTAGGCCAGCCGGCACCGTCCCTGCGCGCTAACGTCGTAACTCCGCGATCACCTCGAAGTGGCCATGATGCTTGGCCAGCCAAAATCCAAAACAGCGTGTAGTCGCGGCCAAGCCGTGGCAAGCGATCCTCAGGCGCCGACTGCGCGTTCGACGCCAGTTGCCTCCATCTGAACCCATAGTCCGTGGACATACCGACTACTACCCCCAGAAGATCAATCTCAACCGCCCAGTGAATGTCTGTGCCCATCAGCTCATGCCTTCTTGCGCACGCCTCTCAAGGCCATCGGAATACGTCCACGCCACTTCGACCGCGCGCTGTAGCTGGCTGGGGGCGAGATCGTGAGCATGCGCTACCCGCGTGAGCACCAACGCCAATACCGCAAGCAAGGGCGCACCTGGTTCCACGTACTGACACAACCCTTGAAGCAAAGCGTTTCCCAGCGCCAGCTGACTGCTGCAATGCCGCTCATCAAGCTGCGCCAACACGTCCGCCTCAGTCACTACGACCATGAGAGTGCTCATCTCGCGACCTCCAACGCCAGCACCTCGGCAAGTACCTGTGCTTGCACAGCCACATCCTCCTTGAGCTTCAGAACCAAGTTGTTGTAGCCCTGGCTCAGCCGCACACCCTTGGTCGAGTACCAAGCGCCTGACCGCGTGATCACACCAAGCTCCACAGCCACGTTGATCAGGTCGCCGATCTTGTCGATGCCCTGCCCGTAAATGATGTCGAACTCGGCCTTGCGGAACGGCGGGGCCAGCTTGTTCTTCACGATCTTGACTTCAGTGAGGTTGCCGGACGCTAGGTCGTCAGCATCCTTGCGCTGCTCCCGACGCCGCACGTCCAGGCGCATGCTCGCGTAGAACTTGAGCGCGTTGCCACCAGTCGTGACCTCAGGGCTCCCGAACATCACGCCTATTTTCATACGCAGCTGGTTGATGAACATCAACGTGGTGCCTGTCCGATGCACCACGCCGGTCAGCTTGCGCAGCGCTTGGCTCATGAGCCGCGCGTGCAAGCCCATGTGCGTGTCGCCCATCTCGCCCTCCAGCTCAGCCTTGGGCACCAACGCAGCAACCGAATCCACGACGACCAAGGCAATCGTGCCCGACGCGATCAGGTTCTCAGTAATCTCTAGCGCTTGCTCACCGTGGTCGGGCTGACTGATCAACAAGTCATCCACGCGCACGCCAAGGCGCCGGGCATAGTCCACGTCGAGCGCGTGCTCTGCATCGATGAACGCAGCCACGCCGCCCGCAGCCTGGCACTCCGCGATCGCGTGCAGCGCAACCGTGGTCTTACCCGCCGACTCAGGTCCGTACAGCTCAATGATGCGCCCACGCGGATACCCACCGCAGCCCATCGCCCTGTTCAGGGACAACGAGCCGGACGAGATCACAGCGACCTTCTCGACACGCTTATCTGTCAAACGCATCAAAGAGTCGTCGCCGAACTTCTTGCGAATGTCTGCCACCGTGCGCTCCACGTCCGAAAGCTTCGGTGGAGCTGTGGGCACCTTCTCTTTTTCCATAGGTCGTCCTCCCGAGCCATTCGCCTTGGCACTCAAGGCGCCTCGCACCGAAGGGCGACCACTCTTGCCCTTCGACAAGAATCAGCCGTCCAACCACGACTCATCAGCGGCGTCATCCACCGCGGTGGTCGCAGGAGCCCCGCCGCGCGCGTGGGCCATCACACTTGCTCCGGCGCGCGGAGCACGCGGCGCCACAGTGATGGTTGAACTGCGATCAGGCAACGCAGCCTGTGGTCGCTGCGCCTCCACAGCTGCACGCGGACTCGACTGCTGCCGCAAGGACTGACCCCAGGCAGCGAGCAGCTCATCAGGCGGCTCCACGTTGATCACTGCGTCCAGGTCATTGGCGATTGCCATGATCGCGTCGATGCCCTCCGCAGTCGGCGCCAGCGGCGAGCTGTTGCGATCCGCTGAAACCATGTACTTGGTCTTGCGCTCCTCACCCGTACGGGTGATCACGAGGTCGAAGCCAGACTCCGATGGGTCCGTGAAGTCGCCACCCAGGCGCGCATTCTTACGAATGGCCTTCATCTGCTCCCAGATCGACTTGCCGAAACCCAGAACTTTGACGCCAGCGTCGGGGTTGCGTCGGTTGATGACGTTTGCAAACACCCGCAGCCCAGCCGACATGCGATAGGCACGATCGCGATCCACTGGATTACCCGTACGCTGTAGTTCCTCAACCTTTTGACAAGCGATGCAGGGCTGCTTGAGCTCCACACGCGGACAGGCGAAGACAGCCATTCGCTCCATGCCTGGAACGGCGTCTACGTAGTGCTGCGCCGTGACACGAAACGGACTCTGCTTGCCAGGCAGAGTAGGCAGCACACGGATGATGTTGTCGCCCGTCTCAAGGTCGAAGTACAGGCCACCCGAGATGGCGTCTACCTCCTTCTCCATTACTTCGAGAGCGTCATTGGTAAAGCCACTGTACTTGACAATGCTAGTCATGCTTCGTTCCTTGTTCTTGTTACGTTGTTGATCAGAACTGATCCACGAGCTGCGCTCAGGATTTCGTCCCAAACTCGTCGGCGGCCCTACGCTGCTCATTGATGGCATTGCGCGGGCCTCGCATCGTCATGTCGCCCATCTCCGCACGCATGTGCGCGCCCAGGCTCACGAGCATGTCCTTCTTCGCGCGCAGCGCTTCGCACACACCCTGCACGCGGATCTTCTCGACCTCGCCGTGCAGCTCCTTAGCGCGAGCCTGCTTGAAGTCCTCGCTGAGCGTGACCTGCTCCTCAACCTCAGCCACAGTCACACGACCCTTGCTCGTCACTGACAGCTGCTCGCGAAAGAACGCGCCAAGCGTGTGCGCCATCGTTTCCTTGATGTGCTTGCGCTCCTGCCAATACCGGTACACCTCCGCGTAGCGGTTGTTCCAGTAGGCAAGGTCAGAGGGCAAGCGCACGAACTCCTCCTCCAGGGCCAAAGGCTCAATCTTCACGCAGTCAAGTGCGTACTGGTCCAGGTCATCACGCATGGTTCTAGTCTCCTATGTCCTACGTCTTGGGCCAACCCACGCAAATTGCTCAACCAAGCGTCCGTTTCTTTCCATGTCGCGTCGGTCGCATCTCATTTTCTTTGGTCTTCGCCTCAATGACCTCGGCCAGGCCCACACCCACAGCGTCCGCAAGCCTGAAGATCTCAAGCACGCTCAGCTCAAGGCAACTGCACACGTCGCTACGCTGATCCTTGCGCCAATACTCAAGCGCAGCAGACAGGTACGCGAACGCAGGCCACAACAAGACCTCGACCCTCTCAAAACGGCTGATCACTCTGGCGTGCCGCTCACGCTTATCTATGCGCGAACCTGGCCCAAACTCGGCAAGCTTCCATGTGCTGCCGTCGAGCTGCCTCAGCATGACAATCAAGCGAATCGCGATGTCCGCCAGCTCCGTTGCAAACCTGCCGATGTCGCCGTAGCTCGGGACAGCCCGCGCAGCCTGCTCCGCTTCCACGAACTCCGTGAACACCATGGCAGTCTTGCCAGGCATGTTGTCCCAGTCACACGCATCCCAGCCGTGCTCATTCGCCACGCGCTCGGCTTCGATTGCCAGCTGCAAGATCCCGGTCATACGCGCGCTACCTTCCGTAACT